CTCAAACTTTTCAAAAGATGAAATCTTGCGTTTTGTCCATCTCACGTCTTAGGTGAGAGGCTTACGCTCCACCAGGGTTTTCCTGGAAAAACTAAAATAGGTAACGGCTTCGATGTCGAAGACCTAAATTAGCTCATACCGAATAGACAAATATCAAACAAGATATTTGAACATTGGCGAGCTAATCAAAGTCGATGATCTAAAGCCAGGGACCTAAATTAGCCCACCGTTGGACAAATATTTTCTTGCGAAGATATTTGACACGGTTCCTGATATTGACTTTGTTTCCAAAGTCAATATCGACACTGCGGCCCTTGAGCCTTGCTAAAAGCAAAGCGTGGTCTTCGGAGTGGTACCATATTGGTACCGAGATAAGAGCTAGGCAAAAATATCCTTCGATATAATTGCGCGCTCGGATCGGATGAGCTTCATCGAAATTAACGATGAACCCACCGTCCCCATACCCATCAGAGATCAACATTGGTCGTTTAACCAATGACCTCAGATACCGCCAACATGGACGAAATCTAGTATCACAAAAGCCATTTAGCTTATTGTGCGCTAGACGCCGAACAGAATTAGCGGCAAGGTATATATCCAACTCTCCAGCGACTACTCTTCTTAAAAAGTAAGGCTTGCAGTCTACGCCTTCAAAGTAATGAGATCCACAGCTTTCACGGAAACGACCAGAAGAGTAACTCTTTTGGACATTAACTTGGAAACCATAAATCTCAGACACCTTGAGGAATAGATTGAAGGCTCGTACGGGAATTATAACATCATCCCCGTAGACACTGACCTCAGAAGTTGAAAGCTGTAAGTAAGAGCAAACACTCACAGCAATCGCATAAAAGATCAGTGACTCTAATTCGAATGTGAAACCGTTTCCCATAGAGGAAAACTTCTCATATCGAAAAGGAGTACCGTCAATGGAACCATACTTCGACCTACACAGATCCATTAGTAAAAACCATCGAGGAGGCAGTAATGCCTCAACGGTAGCAATACTAATAGTGTCGCTCGCTTGAGAAAAGTCGATAGTCGCGTTAGACCCAGATAAACTGGATCCACGAGCTAACGTCTGATTTCGAGTTTGCGAGTTTAGGTCGAGGCCAAACCGTCGAAGTCGTCTGCGAATCATAGTACCAATGCCTTTTTGATACCAGAGGTTTATCCCTGGCTCAACAGCAATGGTACGGTCCGTTTTCGAATTCTTCGGCACGGTCACGACTTTATTTCCGACTTGGTAATCAAATTTATCGATTTTCCAAGACGGATAGGCGATTGCGTGTAAGTCGCCCATAAAGTCGAAAAGGTCACGCGTTATCCCGTTTTCAAAACGGAACTTATTGGTAGTACTGGTA